TCGGGAATGTCTACGGTGTTGGTGGACCACTCCACGCCGTTCCACATGTGCTGGAGGTTCCCGTTGCTCGTGTCGAACCAGACATCTCCGGGCTGGAGCGGTCGGTCTTCGGCTTCGGTAGGCGCGACATCCGTGGTGAATGTCTGAGGGCGGTCAAGGGCGTCGCCAGCTACAGAGTTGAGATCAGCCTGTAGTGCTGGGATGTCGACTGTTGTGATGTCGTTGAGTGCTTCCTGATTTGCGGCAAGTTCCTGCGCCAGATTCGGCAGAACGTTGTCGTTCAGGTTGTCAACATCCGACGCATTCCCTTGAAGCTCAGCGTTGAGCTCAGGAAGTGTGGACTGGTTCAGCTCGTGGACCGCCGCGGTTGTTGCTTGTGTGATTGCGGCAAGTTCAGCGATCTGGGCGTTTATGTCGTTCTGCTGAGCAGTCACGGCCTCCCACTGAGCCGCGAGCGCCAGGATTTGCTCCTGTGTCAGGCTGGTAACTTCAGCCATTACAGCTCCTTCCTCAGTAGGACCTGACTCGGAAAGTGCCCGCGTCCAAGTAGTGGAGTGTGGGCGAACGGAGCGTGAAGGAACCGTCCGGGTTGATGATCACCATGTCTGGAGGACCTTCTGCCGTCCAGGAGCCATCGGGATTGTAGGAAATACGCAACCGAGTCGCGTTTTCAAACAGTGTAATCAGCTCAGCGGGGGTAGGCAGACGTGGTGCAACCGTTGAAGTGCCGTAAAGCACATCTTCGATTTGCTCGGTGATCCAAGGAGCGTACTCCGTGTCAATCACCAAGTGAGACGCTGGTCGAGCGCCCGGAATCGGAACACTCGCCGCCAGAATATCCCACTTGAACGTGGAAGGCGTCGGCGTGCGCATGACGGTAGTCCACTTACGATCGGGCGGACGTACAAGAGCGTTGTACACGACGTGGATCTTGTCACCCGTAGAACTCTGGGTTCTGTAGGACAACCCAAAGCGCTTGTAGATGTTCAGCTTCTCGTAGCCACTGTACTCCTCGAACTCATCGGGGTACGTGAATGCTTCGATCGCCGCCTCAAAGTCTCCAATTTCTTGAGTGACGACAAGGCGACGACCGTCGAAGTAGTGATCCGCGTCTTGCGAGCCAACGGCCTTCTCCTCAACGCTGACCAACCCGTTCCAAGCAATCGCGGTGTCCCCAGAATATAGAACGCCGTTGCTGACGCCCTCCTCGTGAGGTCGCGACCCAAGGCCCCAGGTCAGCCGGCTCATCAGCCAGCCGTACCCGGGAGAGCGGCGGGCCAAGCGTCATCCGTGAACCACTGTCCGTTCCAGCGATCTCGCTTGTTGACGATCACCTGGATGTTGCAGACGCCGGCGGAGGAGACCGATGTCGCCTTACCCGCGGCCTCGCTGTTGTCCTGGAGCAAGCCCGGACGAACGAACTTGGGACGGAACCCGACCGGGAGGGTGTAGAAGTTCCACGAAGTGCCGGAGGCAGGCGTGTCCAGGTCGAAATGCACATCCACCATGTTGCCGATGCGTCGAATCATGGCAACATAGGCCGCCGAACCTGCGGGCTTGACGATGGTGCCCAACACGTTGCGCCAGCCGGTGTCAGAGGTTGCGGACAGGATCCAACCGGTGTTGTCGGTGGACGCACCGCGCACCTTGAGCCACTCCACCGCACCGTTCAGACCAGTGACGTCGACGTAGCGTGAGCCGATGGGGGCCGCGAGGACGCCTTCCGGCTGACCTTCGCCTTCGAACAGCCGCGTGCGCGAGCCGACCCAGTTGGTGCCATCGAACGTCAACATGTCGCCGACCTTCGGAGCGTTGGGCTTCACGATGCGGTTGTCAATCGCATCAGCGTTCGCGTTGATCTGATCCCGCTCGTCGTTGTGAGCTGTCACATGGGGATCGTTGGTCGAGACGTGGTTCAGTGTCATGAGATCTCCTAGATCAGCGCACCGAGAGGCTCGGTGATTCGGTTGGCGAAGATCGCGACGATCTCAGTCTGGCTCGGAAGTCGCGGTTCGACGCCAGCCCTCCCGTAGAGGAACGACTCCAGGTCGCCGAGCATTCCGGCGTCTACCTTGGTCGAATCCACGACGAAGTGGGCGGTGGGCTTGAAGGTGTTTGCCGGCGGCGGAACTGTGGTGATAGACCACGTTCGACTGCTTGGCGTCGGCTGGCCGGCGATCGTCTGACTGGCACGCTGCGACGGTGCCGCGGTGCAGCCATACACGATGTGGAGCTTGTAGCCGTAATCCTGTCCGAGAAGATCGTTTCCGATCAGAGTTCTGTAAGACAGTCCGAAGGTTTGACGAGGCTGCTGAGTTGCGAAGAGGCCAGGCGACAGAGCCTTGCTGCCGTCGCAGGGAGCGAACTCGGGAGGCGCCGCGTATGCCTCAAGCTGAGCTTTGAAGTCTTCGGCACCAACAATGTCAAGGTACTTGATCCCATCGAAGTAAAGCTGCTCGACTGAGCCGCCTTCCGAGTCTTCACTGACAGAGATGAGGCCGTTCCAAGCAACGCCTGGGCCGGTGCGCGGGTAGAGAACACCGCGGTCAACGCCGGTCTCGAAGAGACGATCTCCATTGCCGTTCCAGACAAGCTTCATGTAAACGTCCTCCTTTCTATCCGTTGGTGCCCATCTGGGCCTTGCGTTGAGCGTTCAGCTCACGCTGTCGGGCCAGTTGCTCGTTGCGCCCGATCTTCTCAGGCTTCTGGTTCTTGAGACTGGCGATCTTGATGGCGGTGAACAGCCGATTGAGATGCCAGTTCTCGAAAGCGATGGGGAGGTTGAACGCAGAGAGCCAATAGTAGATCAGCTCGTTGGTAATGGTCTCGCCCGACTTCTTCTTGGGACCGTCGAGCTCGCTGAACCATGTGGCGGTCATCTTGGCGTTCATGTAGCGGTTGATCTCTTCGAGATTCTCACTCGAGAGCTTTCGGAGCCAGTCCTCAGGGGGATTTGGACTGACCAGCATGGCTTCGACATAGCCGAAGATCTCGTCGTCGGACTTCGGGTCCGGGCCGAGGAACGGCTTTTCGAATTTTGACTCCCATTTTGAAAGGGAGACCAGAGAGTGTTCTAGCTCCAAAGTGAAGCTGTCGGGGTAAACGAACTCGCCGTTGTCTCCCTTGGTTTCGTCGAAGTATTCTACTCCGTTGACTGTGATGCTGAGCACTCTCTGGCCCCCTTTCTAGATGGTGAGCTTGAGGTCAGGCGACCTCGTCGAACAGGGCGATGACCTCGGCCGGCGAAGGCAGAGTCGGGCTGGTGCCGCCCACCTCGGGAGAACCAGTGCCGGCGGTACCGTACAGCAGGTCCTCGAGGTCCGACAGAGCGTCGGCATCGACCTTGGTGGAGTCCACCGTGATGTGGGCGGTGGGCTTGTAGCTCACGCCGTTCACGACACCGACAGCGGCCGGCGTGGTGGTGAGCTCCCAGCTGAAGGCGGTCGCCTCCGGGCTGTCGTTGACGGTGGCGCGTGCCTTCTCCGACGGCGCAGCCTGGGCGTTGTAGACCAGGTGCAGCTTGTAGCCGTAGTCGGTCCCGACCAGGTCGTTGCCGACGAGGGTCCGGTAGGACAGGCCGAAGGAGCCTCGGCGCTGCTGGCCGAGGGTGACGCCGGGAGCCGGCTCAGCGGATCCGTCGAACTGCCCGAACTCGTCCGGGTAGTAGAACGCCTCGACGGTCGCGCCGAACTCCTCCGCGGAGATCAGGTTGAGGTAGACGATGTTGTCGGCGTACTGCTTGTTGGACTCGGCGCCGGACGGCGACTCGGTGACGGTTGTGAGACCGTTCCAGGCCACGCCCGTGGTGTAGAGGCCGGCGTTGTTGGGGATGTAGAGAACTCCGTGGTCGACACCGGTCTCGAAGACCCGCTCGCCCGGGTTGTCCCAGGTAACACGCATGGTTTCTTCCTTTCTAGAAGAAGAGGTTGTAGACGTCGTGGTTGAGGTTGTCGGCCGTGTAGTGCCTGTCGAAGGAACTCAACGGCAGTGCGGCAACCTTGGGGCGGATACTGCTATCCGGGTCCCCATCGATCACCATGACCTGGTACCGCTGGGTGTAGCGGTAGGGCTTGTTGTCTGCGTACGCGGTGTCAGCCGTGTCTCGCTTGTAGAGGATGCAGGGGTACTGCATCCCCGTGTTGGGAGGCGCCTGAAAGTAGACGTGCGGCGCCAAACTGAGAAGAAGCTCATGGAGTTCCTCCCGGCGTGGATCGCG